AGCAATTAACGATCTAAGTATATATGGTATATACCCAACTAACTTTCCAAAGTTAATTCAAGTATTAGAACACGCTAAAGACCATGTTAAAGCTGAGATAACAGCTACTAGAAAACGTATAATAGAACACTCTACAATTAAAGTAGAAGAAGTATATACAGATCCATTAAAAACAGAAGCTCAAAAAGATTCTGATAATATTAATGATATGTATACTACAAAAGGTATTTAAAATAAGCTGGTTTGGGCAATGAAATCAGGAAATCCAATTAAATTATTCCTGGGGGTGTACTAGCCGAGAGGACAGTATCAAAGCACTTTATAAACAAAGCCAGTTAAATTTTAATCATCTTTACAATCCAAGATGTAGGAATATTAGTACGATCTCCATAAGTATAAGATCCATCTTCTTCAATATATGCTGCAAACAATTTAATAGAATGTTTGTCTTTAGAGAATAGCCATCCTTCGTTTACTGGATGTGCTAGTTTCATGTTAGTAAATTCTTTGTGCTCAGCCCAACCTGAATCACTTACACAGTCAACCCACTCAACTCTGTATTTGTCATAAGGTAATGTATGAGAATCCTTAGAAAAAGTAACTTTCTTTTTAGTGAAGCGTTTCTTTACCATTAGCAGCCCATATAAAAGTTGATCTATCGTTTTCTTCCAAAGCGTCCATAATGTTATCTGGAACATTGTGACCTTCTTCGTCAAAGACTAATTGAAGATATGTACTGTAAATAATAGCTAGAGCCATTGCGTCTGCAGCTCTAATACACATATCAGGATTTTGACGTTTAATAAAATCGCCAATAGCTTCTGGTTTAACATTATCCAAGAATGTTTCAGAATAATTCTTTTTAGATTTTTTGGGAAACTTTAATAATTTATTCATATGTGCGTACTTCTAGTGAGGATATCTATATTAATTATTTGGGTTGCAGTAGAAAATCAATGTTATTCTGTATCTTAGGTACAAGTTCATCATAAACTGTACGCCAAAGCATAGAATCATCATAAAAAAAGTTCTTATTCTTCCACATATCGTGGTAATGACTATAGAATTTAGAGCATATATCAACAGCATCTATATCTAATTTGATCCAAAAATCCTTCTCACTCATACCATTAGTATGCAATTGATGATGATGTTTATAGCAAAGAGGAACAGTAAATTGATCTCCAACTTTCTGTGAGAAACCTCTAGGCATAGCAAAAGTTATATGGTGTGCTTGAGACTGTGTGTCTTGACATAAGATACATGGATTAGAAGCTACCCATTTAAGATATTCTTTATCTTTTATTCTTTGTACCTTGTCCTCTGATAGTATTGTGCACTTTTTTGTAGCCATAATAAATTGCTAAATCTGATAACCCTTCATGTACTTGGTTAGATGCTCTGCGTTCTGTTAAACCTAAAATATTTGCTATCTCAATAATACCATAATTAAAATGACAAAACAATTTCATAATTTTAGAAACTCTTTTACCTATCTCGTCATCAACATCTTTGACTGCTAATGCAGCACCAAGAGATGAAGTTATAAAGTCTGTGTTAGAATTGTCAATACGTTCCTTTAGAACATTGCCAGTTCCTCCACCTTGGAGCTCACACATAATACGATAACGAGAACCAGCTTCGTATAATTCTATAGATATAAGTTTACGATGATACATATATAATAAACGAGATTCACGTATGTTTAACCATACTTGACGTTTATCTAAGATAGTAGAAATTAGCTCTGGTTTCTCAATCTGACGCATAATTTATTTTATAATTTTCTAATTCTTTATCAACGAAAGATCTAAATTTTTCGTTTTTATTGTACAAATTATTTAATCTATAAACTCTGTTTTTGTTACAATTATGTAGACGTGCAATAATGCTCTTACACCCATACACCTGTGTAGGGTGCAATAGCCAGGATAGTAAAATACATAGATTATATATCTTGTATTCTCTGCTATTATTAACAGTTCTTTTACCTTTTAATGTGTCTAAAGATACATTATAAGATGAACTACAATACTTTTGAATATAACTAACCATAGGATAAATATGAACATTGAATATAGACATAGTGCTTCTAAAACTAATAGCTTTATTGATTCTCCACCTTATTGGATAATTAATAACTTGTATGATTTTAGTTCTGAAGCTAACGCCAGAATGAAAATGGGCAGTACTGCTGAAGCTGCAGCAGAACACGCTTTGCAAAACCAAATCACTGATGAAGAAGTTATCATAGATATTGCAAAAACCAAATACCTAGAACTAAAAGGTGATGAGTCAGATGACGAATGTCTTTGGTCTGGTATAATTGCCAATCAGTTTGTTAAAGAACTTCCTCAGTTCGGTAAAATTATTTCTTATCAGAAAGAAATTGTCTCGCCTGGCGAAAAATATGGTTTAAAATTTGATGTTAAAGGTGTTACTGACTTCGAATTTGATGATGTAATCATAGATACTAAAGCTACTGCTTACATAAAAAGACTAAAATCTGGTGCTATTGATAGCAGATGGTACCCAAAAGACGCTGATTTGCGTCAACAAGCTCTGTACAAAGACCTTTTCAATAAACCGACAGCATTGCTGTATTGTTCTTACAAGGACGTTTACAGCGTGGATATGGAGGGCAGAGAGGGTCATTTAGAGACCATTATACAAGCTATGAAACATATAGAACATATCTTGGATATTGCTAAGACAAAAGAAGACATAGTTAAAATGTTTCCATTAACTATGGATAACTTTAGATGGGGAAAATCAGATAATGAACCATCTAGAATATATGCAAAAAAGGTTTGGCAAGAAGCTTTTAAATAGGCTATAAGAACTAATGCAAAAGTTTGGAAAAATAATAAAACAAATAAATAGGAGAACGAACATGGAACACGAAACATTTGAATGCTCATTTAAAAAAGCATTTGAGAAAGACGATGGTCAAGTTACTGTATACATCACTAAAGATGATGGTACAGACATGACTGTATATGGTGAGGCTTTAGGCTCATCAAGATGGCCAAAGGGAGCAAGACTAAAAATTGATGCACAGCCAGTTAGAACAAGTAAAACTGGTAAGCAATATCAAACAGCATCTAGAATAGAATGCTTAAGTGAAGTATCAGATAGCTCAGGATCAGCTCCTGCAGTTAACGCTACATACTCTGCTAATACAGCAAACACTTCTTATGCAACAAGAAATACTTCGGACCAATTTTCAGAGAAGTATAGATTGACTATGAGTAATCTTATTGCGTCTTATATGTCAGGTGGCAAAGTACCAACTGATAGTGAGTTTCAGCAAATAGATAATTTAGTCAGAAAAGTATTAGATGCAAAAGCTTCTAGTGTCGATGAGATACTAAAAGACGATGTACCATTTTAACAATTTCTTATCTCCCTCGAGTTAGAAAACTAGGCATTACTACAGAATCAAGGTTGTTCACTGTGGTAGTGCCTTTTTAAATTAAGGAATTTATGATTGAATTATTAATGATGTTAATTATCCCAACTGAAATAGATCCTGCAAAATTAACAATGAAATATGTTCTTAAAGAAAAGTTTATAGATTACAAAACTTGTGAAGAATATGTAGAACAAAATTTATATTACAAAGATACTCAAGGTGTAGGAATATTTTATAAAATAGATACCAAAGAGTACCAAGTTATGTTAACATATTGTAAACCAACAGAGGATAAAAATGATAACTGAAAAACGATTAGAAGATGCACTAACATTTCTTTCAGATACAGATGAAACTAATGCTGAATCAAATGCTAATGTAAAATATTTAGATAGATTATTAAAAAGAAAGAAAGCATTACACATTACAGGTAACTCAGAAGATAAAAGTATATCTGCTAAAGAACAATCTTTTTATGCGTCTGATACTTACAACAATGCTGTTAAAGAATTATTTGATGCAGAAGTTAAAGCATCTACATTAGAAAACAAACGTGATAAAGAAGGTCTTATTATAGATCTATTTAGAACACTAGAAGCAAGTAGACGTAAAAATAATGTTGTATAGGAGATATATGAAAGTAAAAGATTTAATTTCTAAACTACAAAAACTAGAAAAAACTAAAAGTGATGAATTATCTTTTAAACTTGCAAGTCCAAATTGGGCAGAGGGTAATATTTTACACGAGCTAGATTTAGTTTTATTAGAAAATGCTGATGACGAATTTACAGAAATTATTTTTGAAAATCAACAAGCAATCAAACAAAATGATTTATAAGTTTAAGAGATGGGTTTTACTTCCTGCTTTTGCAGAAGTTATTATTAAAGCTGACTCAGATGAAGAAGCTATTAAGATACATAGTTCTTTAGACTCTAAAAGTTTAACTTGGGAACAAGCAGAAACTGTAGAGCAGCGTATGACATACGAAATTGTTAATGAGCAACCATCAGATTAAATTGTTTAGAGCTATTATAAACCAAGCTATACATGATGCTATGTATGATGGTGTATATAAGTATCATATTATAGATAAACGTGAAGCTATACAATGGCTTACCAGTGATTCTGTAGATTTTAGAACTATATGTTCTTATGCAGAAATAGATGCTTCTCAAGCTACTCGTAAGTTTACTGAAGCTATGAAGTTAGATCTCTATGCTTTAAGAGATGATCAAAATTTAGTATTAAATAAACCACGTAAAAAATATAAACATAAAGGAAAGTTTAGGTTAACATTCAATGAGTAAAGCTTATAATAAACAAATAGGTGGTGATCACTACCAAAAGTATAAAATTCAACCAAGTAAATTTGTAGTAGAAAACAAACTTCTATTCCCAGAAGGATGTGCAATTAAGTATATTATTAGGCACCAGGACAAAGGTGGTAAAGATGATTTACTTAAAGCAATACACTTTATCGAAATGATAATAGAAAGAGACTATTGAGATAATGGATTCGATGAGTTTATTTTTAGTTCTTGCAATTGTACTTTCAGCAATTCTATTTCTTTTTCTAGAATAGAGATATTTTTATCTAAATCTAATACTGCAAAACTATTAGTTTCTATACCAGTTAAATCTGGTGCAGTAGCATTAGACAATTGTTCTATTTTTAATTCCATTGTAGCAAACTTAGAGTAAAATGTACCTGTAGAACCAATCAGTCCTAGTATTACCATAATTACACCAATGTTATTTTTTAATTTATCCATTCTTAAGCTCCTTAAGTTCTATTAATATTCTTTGTTTGTTTATGTTTAGTTCTTCTAATGTTCTATTCTTAATTCCTATAATATCGTTGTTCCTGTATTGTACTAAATCAAAGTTTTTATAAATAGATCTATTATCAAATATAGCTATTTGGTCTAAATATATATCTTTAGGCTTATAAAACTCTGTATTGTTATATTCTACCAATGATACTGAATCTTTCTGCATAGCATCTAATTTAATAATGTTTTTAATGTTTAAATTTTTAGATGCGTCTTTAACTTGTGCGTCTACTTTAGCCATTATTACATCTAATTTTGGCTTACTTGTCTTAGTCTTTGTAGAGCTTACTTTAGTTTTAACTTCTTTTTTAGAATCTTTCTTAACTACCTCTTTAGAATCATTCTTATCTGTATCTTCTTTTATTACTTCTTTCTTAGCATTATCTGATACCTGTTTAGTAACTTCTGTAGATACTTCTTTTTTGTATTCTTCAGTAATTTTATCAGCAACTTTAGTTTCTGATTTAATTTCTTCTTTAGGTTTTTCATTATAAACTTTCTCTACTTTAGGTTCAGTTTTATATTGCTCTATAACCTTTGGTTCTTCCATTGGTTTAGGTTCAGTTCTAATTTCTACAAACTTAAATTCTTCTTTAACTATAAATTCTTTTTCTGGTTTAAATTCTTCCAACACATTTTTTATCTCATCTCTAATATCTTCATTTAAAACAAAAGGATCTGACTCGTATGTTACAGTGAGGGAAGGTTCCCTGAGATCGACCCCATAATGATTCTCTGTAGCATTTGATGAATCTGTAAAATCATATCGAACTGATAAATCATAGTCGGTTTGTAAACTTGAAAGTACAGTATAAGTATCACTGCCAGTGACGTAATCACCACAGTTAACACTGCCACAGCTACTACTATTATAATTCCTAATCTGTGTTGTTGTTTCACCATTTGCTCCTGTTATAGTTACTGTAGATTTAACACTAGAATCATATGTATTCCAATGCCAATATTCAAATTCATGATTAGTTGTATAACCATTTTGTATTTGTAATTCTGTTAAATTTGCGTCATTCTTTAAACTTATATTATCAGATTGAATATAAGTATCATGCTCAGCAGCAATGACATTAGAACCATGCCTACCATCGGCAGTTCCTGTCCAAGATCCATTATCAAAGTTTTTATCAAGTAAATTATTTGTTGTAATAACTTCACTTTTTATGGAAGTTGTATGGATTAATATAATCAGCAAACTTATTAACGCTGTGTATCGCATAACATCCTCCTATTACTATTGCTAATATCCAAATCATCTTACTGAATCTATGAAACTATAAACTCTTCCAAATTGCTTATCAATACTAAACAAGTCTTGTTGAATCATTGTTACTAAAAGTTGTAGTTCTATTAATGTTATAAGTGTCCAAGTAGCTAATCCCATAAGTATTGTACCTAACAAACCTATTAACATTGTATTAGTTTTTCTACTCATTATGTATTGGTTGAGTTTCTATAGTTTTTAATACTTCTGTTTGAATAGACTTATCTATTACTTCTCTTTTCTCCATACGTTTAACATATGTTTTATAATCTGGTCTTTCAAAATCGTATTTAATCCAAATATCCATAGCGTCTTTACCTATCTTGCCATCTATTGGACAAGGAGTTCCTGCATTAATCATTGCTTCAAACACTCTTTCGTCCTGGCAAAGTAAAGCTACACTTCCAACTTTCATTCCAAAGTCATATAAAACTTTAGCTAACTTAATTCTTTCACAGTTCATATCTCTATTAGTTTTACCACCAGAGACTCCAAAACCAAATGTCTGAACTCCAGCACTCATTCCAGTTGCACAAACGTCTTGTGATCCAGCTGAAAATGATGGTGAATTAGCAGTTGGTGGTGCTGATTTTATATTAGAATTTGATGTACTATTTGTAGTAGAGTTTGATGAACTTCCTGTTGCATAATTAGTAGTAGCAGAAGATGTATATCCACCTTCAATAGCTGTATTTGAGCCACTCACATTTGTTTGTGTAGAGTCTCCTAAAGCATACGTAGTAATTAAACAAAATAGTATTATTAATATTCTCATTTATTGAATGTTGGTTTGTTGTTTCTATCCCAAAAAGGTAGCTGAGCTCCTGAGCTCTGGTAACATTTAGGACATAAGATTTTTTTATTTGGTAAAGTAATAAAAGATTGAGTGTGTATAATTTCTTTATTACACCCTATGCAATATCCTTCAACCTTCTTCATTTTGGTTTACGCATAATATCAGCACCCTTAAGACCATAGATAGCACTTACGACACCTATAAATATAGCTTGATACCAATAGGGTAGCTGATTAAAGTAATCAAAAAATAATGTTAACTTAGTATGAATCTCTGGATCGTCAGAAAAGATAGACCAAGCCAATATACAGATAGGCATAGATATAAGAATAAGGACAAACTCATCCTTGTAACCTTGATCATTGCTTTCAATAATTTTCGCTTTATATTCAATTTCACCAGTACTCATTTTTTCAGCGTGTCTCATACGAGCATCTGACATTAATTGTTTTGTTGTTTGTTTGTTCTTATATAAATGTGCACCAGTCTTAATGCCCATAGATAGTAAATTTAACCACATCTTAATCTCCCTTATCTAAATATTATTGGATTAGGCCCACCAAATAGAATTAACATTACATAGCCAACCACTAACCAAAAAGTAAACCAGTAATTCACTGAGACTACCTTCCATATTAATATACCTTGTTAGAACCTGTTGGGAATCCGTCCCATGCTTTGTACATACCTTCTACTAACAGCTCATCATCATATGGCTGCATACCATTTTCCATTTGTATAATTGCTTTAACTAATGGTAAATAATCTTCTATACTATTATCTAATTTGTCTTGAGGATTTACGCCAAGTTTTTTGCAAACAAATACTATGTAGGCATCTGTATCATTCTCACTTGGTGGAGCCCATCTTTCAATGATATCCTCTACTGTAAATCTTTTATGATGAAATCTGTATACTAATAATATTCTGACTAGAGCTCTAATGCCCCAAACAGATTCTTTAAATACACAAAAAACTGGATCAGATTGTTCATCTGCCAGTCCATCCCAATCAGTACCAAGCTTTATATTGCCTGGGTTTTTGTTTCTAATTCCTCTAGGTAATTTTTCTATTCCATCTGCCATTTTTATCTAAAACCATTGGGATTAATATTGGTAATCCATCAATGATAACTCCTGTTCCTATTACTGGTCTAGACTTCTGTAATTTATTATATTCAAAAGCTAAACTTTTCATATTAATTAAACATCCAACTTGCATACCCCAAAGTAGTTCATTTGGATTACTCCAATAATCTATTTTGAATGAAGTGTGATAGTGTCCTTGAACAGTACACATTCCATATTGTTGTGCAACTTTAAGTACGTCTTTAAACTTACCATGACAGAAGTAAATATTTTGACCATTAGATGCTTTGATAATCAAATCATCGTGCCATGTCCAACCTTTACCAACTCCAAGCATATCATTATATGACTTAAAGATTTCATGAGGTAACCCATACTTAGTAGCTTTTCTAAAAACTAAACTACCATGATTAGAGTCCATGATATGTTGCTTAGGAAATAACTTCTCTAAATCTTGAAGGAATTTTCTAGCAACTACTAGCTCATGACTTGGTGAATATAAACCAGGATGTGAATCGTGGAATGATATTGAGTGCCAATCCATTTCATCACCTATGTTAACTACACAGTCAGGTTTATACTTTAACTTAATAGCTTTTAAAAAGTCAAGTGTATCTATATGATGATATGGTGCGTGTTGATCACTTATAACAAGTATTGATTTGCGAAGCATATTAAAGCTTTTACAACTATTTAACTAATAAATCTAGTCAACAAGGTACAACTTTTTGTTACAAGTTTTTTGTTAAAAGATATAAAAACTGTCCTAATAAACCTAATGCAATAGCTGATATAATGTATATAATTCTATCTACATCTTTCTGAATGTGAGCCAAATGATTGGTTTCTAGGATGTGCAGTTTTTGATCAATAAGATCAATTCTACTATGAACTTTTAGAAGTTCTTCTGTATTTTCTGTATGTCTACTCATTAGAATAATGTTTCGTAAGGAGACCTTACTAACCCTTTCGTTTTGTATTGTGTATATCTAGGCCCTTTATATCTAGGGTGACCTAATTGCCCTAGTACAAAATCAACAGAAGTATCTGCTGCTAAGTCTAAAGATAGACCATCTCTTAGCAAACCTTTTTCTACCGAAGCTGAAGCTTGTTGTAACCAAATAGGTAAAAATCTTTTACCCACATGACCACCAATTGCTAAACCTTTTTCAATAGCACTATCATCTTGTCTAGTCATATTTGGACTATACTTAGTAGTTAAGTAATCTTTATTAGTTAAAACTTCTATAACTGTTCTAGGCAATGAACCAATCTTTTTAAGACCAGTAGACTGTGGTGCTGTTATCCAATGAAAAGGTTCCATTAGTTGTTTAGAAAAAGTTAATACTTCACCATTCCCTAAATCAATTCTTGTTGGATCTGTGTTCTCTAATATACCATGTCCTGAAAATATATGGTTTAGAGTAGATCCTGCTATTGCATAAGTAAGTGCAGCTCTAGCAAAATAATATTGATATAATCTTCTTGTTTTAGGATCGCTTTCGAATCCTGGTAATGACTTAGCTATAATTCTTACATTAGATATTGTCCAGTCTGGAGCAAACATAATTAATTGCATATATCCTCTAGACCCTGGATTTAATGTAGTCTGAGCTAATTTTTTAATAAAGTCATTCTCTATTCTTTGAGTAACTTGTGCCCAGTTTTGTCCACCATATGCATCATTAGTAAACTGTGCTGCTCTACGAGCTTTTTTATATATTTCTGCCTGAGTGTCACCAGGCTTAATAGCATTAACACCTTTGTTTAAAGATGTAAGAAACGTGTGTAGTTTAGCAGAAGTAAATATTCTATCCCAAGTAATTCTATCAAAGAACTTAAATGTTCTTTCAATATTTCCTTTTTGACTTATACCAAAATGTCTTTTAAGAAATGTATCTACACCTCTAATGTTTTGATAGAATCTATCATAACCAATATCTTCAGGCATTGATATATTTAAACCACTACCTTGACCAAATCTTACAACGTCTTTAAAACCTTGTTGTTGTAATTGCTTAATAGCATGAGGATAATCTGTTATGTAATATCCTGGATCTTGCAATTGTCTTAATACTTCTGGTTTAGTTTTAGGACTTAAAAACTTACCTATAGTTTTCATTTTAGCTCCTGCAAACCAAAGACTTTCTACTAATGCACCAGCATGAAAGAACGAGAATCCTACTGCTAGTCTTTTCATCATCATGTTAGTAGTAAACAATGCAGACATTAACTGTTGTTCATTTGTAGCATCAAATACCATTCTTAAAGCAGGTTCAATACCTTTATGTATTAATGGAGTAAATCCTTTTTCACCTTGAAAATATGGGTGATTAAATTCACTATAGTTAATTCTTTCTTTTGGATCTATAAAAGCTATTTGTTTTCTTGTTCTAGCAAGGAAAGGTTTAGTAAGTATATTCTTACCACTACCAATGTAATTAGTTTCTAAGAAGTTTAATACTTGCTGAGTACTTAATGCTTTACCAGCTGACTGCAAATACAGTCTCATTAACTCTGCAGGATCATCCATTCCTGGTCTAATCTTATAACCTATTCTTAAACCTTGGTTAATATCTTCAAATACTCTTGATCTATTAAATCTAAAACTAGGATTATCACCAGTAATTGCTGTTTCAAATTTATTAGTAAAACTAAACAGTTCTCCTGTTTTACTTTTATATCCTTCCCAAAGTAAGGGTAAGTAATTAGATTTTTTATATTTAACTATACCAGCACCTTGCTTATTGAAGATCTCATAAAACTCATTAAATATTTTAGAAATATCATTTGCTGCTTTAAGTTCAACATCAGATAATAAACCTTTATCAAAGGCTTTAACATTTTTATTAAATCTAAAGTTCTCATCTACTGTAGCACCAGTAAGATAATAAAATACTTTACGTCTAGAATCTAATTGATCTGGTAATGTATCTTTAATTTTGTTAGCTAACTCTTGTGCATATGAGTTATACTTTATAGTACTATAAGATGCTGCATCTAATGCAGACTCTACTTCAGTTTGTGCTTTATTAAATGCTGCCCCACTTCTTCCAAAGTATGCTGTTGCTGCTTTGGCTGCTGCATAAATACCAACACCACCTGCAAATCCTTTAGCTGTTGCTATAAGTTTTTCATCATCTGATGTTAAAAATTGTGCAGTACCTACAACACCACCAATAGATGCTGCTTTAAATAATGTATTTTTTGCTATGTCTTTAGCACTCTCTACTGTAGGTCTTGCAAATGATGTTACTTCATTAGCTATTCTTGCAAACTCAGCTTCATCTATTACGACTCCTACTTCTTTTCTTATATCTTTTAATATATCATCGACAGCTCTAAACGTACCATTCTGTGTGTACTCAACTGCTTCTGCTGAATTTTTATATTTGTTAAGAGTACTAATCATTTGTTTTTGTACTCGTTCAGGAGATAGTCCAGTATTCTTACCAACCATAGCTCCCATTCCTGCAAAACCTACTGAGAATAGAGCTCCTGCTGTTGCTCCAATAGTTGTTTCTGCAGCTGTTCTTTTACCTGAG